CTATGAGGACCGGCGCCGGCGCAGCCGGCGAGCGAAATCGTCTAGCAAGGAGAGAGTGCCCTCATCATCTGATATCGGATGACCGCCGCGTTCGCGCATCAGCAACGCGTAAACCAAGCCCGCGATCTCTACGATGAGATCATCGTCGTCATCGCCAAATCTTCGGCCGATCGCGAGCGCTCGTTTCAGGACATCCGGGTCAGCGTCGCCCTCAGCATTCGGGCGACCGGGAATCTGTGGAAATAATTCGCGTGGCTCGCGGCCTAAAAGGGGGGCGAGCCGCACCGCTATGTCGGCGGTGGTGCGAGTTTCGCCGCTCTCCAAGCGAGCTATGACCGACTGACTTAGACGCGCCAGTTCGGCCAGCTTGGCTTGCGAGAGACGGGCGGCCTCGCGAAAATTTTTCAGGGCGGCGTTGGGTATGAATTTCCTCAACGATCGCCTGGGATTCTCGCCTCTTTCCGCCATAAGCTATTATGCAGCCTCAGCATAATGCATTCTAATGTGATATCCGACTTGACGGCTATGCGCTCCTAGCATATACAGTTGGGTCATGACCGGCGTCACGAACGCGTTGAGGAAATGGCGGATCGGCCAGGGGATGACGCAAGCCGAAGTGGCTGAGCTGCTCAGCGTGAACCAATCCCACGTCGCCCGCTTTGAAAATGGGGTCTTGATCCCTAACAGGCGCGCGATGGCTGCGATATTCGAGATGACGGGCGGGCAGGTCACGGCGAACGATTTTCATCATCCGCCCGACGGCCGGATTGCCGAAGGGCAGCAGGTAATCTCATGACCTCGCACCGCGCCTCCTCACCGCGTCGTCTGCGTGTACCCCTGCGCCAACATGCACTCGCGGAAGATCGCCTGCCGCTGGGTGGATTCGTCGGCGACCGGCGCATCGAACCAGCTTTGGTATTTGCTCGGGATTTGCACCGCCGAGTTGCGAGCAGTCATTGCGCAGTTGAATTGGTCTTTCCGGCCTTGCGCTTGGAAGGCCGCCTGCGCTTCCGGCGTCTGCGGCACATTCTTCGACCAAGCGATCTCGGGAGCGGGCGGGGGCGGCGCGCAGGAGCACAGCGCCAGCGCGAGCGCGAATGGCCGAAGTATTGTCGTCATCTTGGTTCTCCGCTCGTGGGTGGGATCGCGACCACGATAGCGGAGATGGGTGCCGGCGTCGTCAGCAACGGCGATGCCGGCACCAGAAAAGCCAGTGGCCGCGCGACTTCTCTGCGACGACCCAGGCCCAAGGCTGAGGCCGCTCAAATGGCTCTCTCCGCAGGCCAGCCAAGATTCCGCATTATCGCGACCCGGTTGCCCGGGCGATCCTCTGTATTCATGTGGTTCTGTTGCGGAGCGGGTCACGAGAGTTGGCTAGTTACCGTCGGAGACGAAACGCGTGGCCCGTTTCCTGACGTGCTCGCGGCGCTGGAGGCGCTGCGGTGACTTCTACAGTTAGCCTCGCCGTCAGCAGCAATGCCGGTTCGCGCCTGTTCCCCGCGACCGGGCGAGGCTCGGGAACCCGCTGCAAGAAAGCCCCGCAGCGGGTTCCCCTCGAATTGGACGCCGGAGGGGGAAGCCGGCGTCCCACGAGCTCGGGTAAGCGTTGGGGGAAGAAGTGGAATTGTTTGTGCAACTCCACTGTCGTCGCGAAGCGGGCGCATCGTGGGCCCGAGCACAGGGGGCTGCCGGCGGGGGTAAACCCGGCATCCCTGGTGCGCCTCGTTTCTCGCGAACAGCATACACGAAAAGGTAACGCCGGCGAAGATCCGCGGTGGCGGGAATCTTACCCGCAGGCGCGGGAATATTACCCGCAGGCACGGACATGAGCGCGGTAGCCGCTGGGGCGCGCGTTACAAGGTCCCGGCTATATTTTACTGCTGAGGCCGTCAATTCCGAAGTTCGGCGGATGGTGGTTAAGACTGTAGATGAAATAGGCGTTGGCGCGACGATCAAGCAGCGCATGGTAAACGCATCGGAAATGCTGGGTCTTTCGGTGCGCCGGATACGCGGCTATTACCATAGGGAAGTAAAACTGATACCAGCGCACGAAGCCTTTCAGATCATTCATCTGGCACAACATGCGAAGCGAGAGAAACTCGCAAAACTGCAATTCGAATATGATGCCTGCCGTCTGGAAGTGGCTAATACGGCTCCTTCTTGGCTGGAGCTATTGGTTCCGCCTGCGCTGGCTCCACCGGTCAATCCGCCGGACGGAACGGCGGCTGGCGGCGGCGCAGCGGAGGATCGCTAGCGATGGCTGAGCGGCGACTCCCCGCCGGCATGACGCCTCGACTCTTGTCGCGTGAAGCTGCTGCGACGTATCTCGGCATCTCGCCCACCCTGTTCGATGACCGGGTCTCCCCGGCGGTGCCACCGATCTCGATCGGTCGCCGCTCCCTCTGGGATGTCAAGGCCCTGGATCGCTGGCTTGATGCGCGATCCAGTCTCGCGGAACCTGTCGATTCTCGATCGATGGGGGACCGGCTCAATGGAGATCCAAGTGCGCGGCGTTAAGCTATATCGCAGCCGCAACAAACTCTACGCGTATCACCGCAAGACAGGGCAGCGCATTCGCGCGCCGTTTGGCACTGCGGCTTTTCTGGCTGAGGTCGAGCGCCTCGACGGCCAGCAACCGCCAGCGCCGAGGCCCGGCACGCTGGGCGCACTGATTACGGCTTACCGGCGGTCGCCGGAGTTCCTCGAGCTCGCGCCGCGCACGCGCAGCGATTACCAGAAGGTGTTCGACTATCTGAAGCCGCTGGACGGCGATCCGCTGATCCAGCTGACGTCAGCCTATGTGATCGACATTCGCGATGCTGCGTTTGCCAAGCATAAGCGCCGGTTCGCCAACTATGTGCTCAGCGTGCTTCGGCTACTGTTGAAGTGGGGCGCGGTCCGCGACCTGGTCGAGACCAACCAGGCGGCAGCCGTGCCAAAACTGCGGCGGCCGCGCCATGCGCCACAGGCTAACCGCGCGTGGGACCCGGATGAGTGCGACGCCGTGCTCGCTGCGGCCTCTGGTGGCCTGAAGGTCGGGATCGCGCTCGGCATGTTCGCCGGCATGCGCGAGGGCGACGTCATCCGGGCGCAGCGCTCGACCTACGATGGCGGCTGGCTACGGTGGTCGCAGGGCAAGACGGGCGCGCTGGTCGAGCTGCCGGCGCATCCGCAGCTGCGTGAGATTTTGGAATCCAGGTCTGGCGGCGACGTGGCGACGAGCGGCATGGGGCGGCGCTTTGGAATTGCCCCACGGAACGGCCTTGCAGAAGGCGGCCAGCGGCCAGTGGAGCGGTCTGGCGGGAGTGAGGCTAACCCGGATGGGGATGCCCCCGCGATCCAAGACGCCGCGCCGCCAGACCTGGCTCGCCGAGTTCAATCGCTAACCCTGGTCGCCAACCAGAGCGGCACGCCCTACACCGCCAACGGCTTCCGCGTGATGTTCTTCCGGCTGGTCCGCAAGCTGGAGGCTGATGGCGGGGTGCGGCCGGGGCTCACATTTCACGGATTGCGTCACACTGCCGGCCGGCTGCTCGCCGACCGCGGCGCCGACCCGCGCACCATCGCCGCGCTGCTCGGGCACAAGACCCTGCAGATGGCGGCGCATTACAGCGAGGAAGCCGACCGCAAGAAGCGCGCCGTCGCGGCGGTCGCGAAGCTCAGGCCGCGAGGCAAGAAATGAGCGAGCGGTGTGAATGGGATCCGGACCGGGATTCAGCGGCGGAGGAATCTGACGGGTGTCGGAACGAAGCCACGCTTTCAGTCGGCGCGGATGGCAACTGGCATTTATGTGAAAGCTGCGCGGCACTGCCAGCGTTTGACCGGTACCGCAAGCGGGTGCCCCTTGATCCCCGAGCGATCATTACGACTGCCGCCGCCGAGAAGGCAAGAATAGAGGCGGAGCGGCTCGCCCGTCGGCGGGAAGTGCCTCTAGGTGGCAAACACCGTGCTTTGATGGCCTTCGTTGACGAGCGCGATTATGAACTGGTCATGCAACATAAGTGGCATGGCAAACAAGTCCGGCACTTGATCTACGCCAAGACCTCGGTCCCGGACGAAAGAAATCCGGGGAAGCACCGAAGCATGATGATGCACCGGATGATCCTACAGCAGCCGGCAGAATTGGGAACAGACCATCGCGACGGCAATGGCTTGAATAATCAACGCCACAACATCACGCCGGCGACTAACAAAGAAAATATGCAGAACCTGCGCGTCCACAGGGAAGCGCGAGAGTTGAACGAGCAGCAGTCGGAAGCGCTTCGGTCGACCATTCCGGGTCGATTAAACCGAGAGCAGCTTTTGTGATGCTAGACGGTCAGATAGCTAGCATGGTGTCTAGCGCGGTTTTTCTCCGGTCGACAAACCCGCATAAACGCTGGTGCCCAGGGGGTGAATTGAACACCCGACACACGGATTTTCAGGCCTCTGTTCACTATAGAGATTGCGCCTACTTAACATCGACCGGTCCGTCTAGCGCCGATTTTATGACCCGCAGAAACCCTTGGGAGCCGGGGCGAAATGTATAGCGCCTTTGCCCCTGAAAAGCGTCCGCGGGCTCTTGATCTTTTTTGCGGGGCGGGAGGCGCGACAAAGGGGCTGCAACGCGCTGGGTTCTTTGTTGTCGGCATAGACATAAAAAAACAGCCGCGATATTGCGGCGATCTCTTCATCCAGGCCGACGCGTTGAAACCTCCAGTGCGGCTGGAGGACTTCGACCTGATCTGGGCGAGCCCGCCGTGCCAAGCCTACGTCAACCTGTCGAAGCAGGATGGGCGACATCCGAAATTGATTGAGCCGGCGCGCCAATTGCTATCGGGACATCTGTATGTGATTGAGAATGTTGAGGGCGCGCCGCTGATTTCGCCGATACGCCTCTGCGGCTCCATGTTTGGTCTCGGGGTGCGTAGGCACCGGCTGTTTGAGACGCGATTCGTTTGGTCTCCCCAATGTCATCATTCACTGCAAGGCGATGACATCCGCGCTTACTACGGCAAACCGGGCTGGATGGTCTGCAGGCGCGGGGGCGCGCAGGTCCAGAAGAAAGGCCGGAAGCCGCTGTTGCGGGGCAGCGTCGAGCAAGCCCCAGAAGATATGGGAATCGACTGGATGGCAACCTGGGACGAACTGCGTGAAGCCATCCCACCGGATTATGCCGAGTTCATCGGCAAAGCCGCGTTGGCGTACCTGGCGCAGCCGCCGCAGCGGAAAAGCGCCAGCGGTGCCGGGCGATGACGGCCGGCGGGCGGCAGCCGCAGCCGCCGCAACGACGACATCCGGCAAACAGCGGCGGAGGCGGGGCAATGGCCCAGATCAGAGCCAAAGCCCA